ATAAAAGAGGGATGGTACAAAGGTCCGTTGAACGCCACGTTAGGTGTAGATATAGCATCTCGGACGCGTTTATCGGGACTACTGTTCCAAGAGAATCGTTATAATTCTGATCCGTCTCCAGAAGAGTTCCTTGGGTTCTATCTTGGAGGCCCAGCGTTGAGTAGTGCCAAGCGGCTCAAGCGCGGTTATGATAATCTACGAGAAGGTTACTTTGAACGTGGTATAGAAAATCTGTTACCCCCCGGTATAGCAAACGCTTACAAAGCTAGCTTTGGGCGATATGCAAGGGAAGGCGGTATATATAACAAACGCCAAGATCCAATATACGACGATATAACCACGGGTGAGTTAGTAGGGCAATTCTTTGGCTTCGCTCCTACAGGGTACACATTTGAACAAGAACGCAACCAAGCTCTTATGAAGTTAGGACGAAACGCAAATGATCGCAGAAGTAAGCTACTTCGTAAGTTATACCTATCCTACCGTATGGGTGATGCTGAAGGACACGCTGATACTTTAAAAGAAGTACGAAAATTCAATGACCGTTATAGCGGCACTAAAGCGGTAATATCTATAGGCACTATGATGAGGTCTATTAAGGCAAACCAACAAAGTTCTGTAAAGAAGCACAACGGTATAAATCTTCCCGCAAACCTTCGTGGATTGTTACTCCAAAGTAGTAGTGAATGGGGTGGATAAAAAACCCCCACCGGTTAGGGTGGGGGCAAGTTTGGGACATCTAGTGTCCCATTAGGAGAACGACAGACACGGAGATGGCTGTCCTAAAAACAATATCACACCGTCCTCCAAATGCGAATACCTAATATTTTATTCTCCACTACTACTTTCGCTTCGGTTTTGTAGCCCTTACCTACTACTATCTTAGCCGCTTGGCGCATTGCTTCCTCAGTATTTATACATGGCACGAACACAGAAGTACCTACATCCATATCGGCCCACTTCACCACGACTCTAACTCCGTCAGGATTTAGATCGTCAGTCTTCAATACCCCTTGCTTCATCACTTTCCTCAATAGAACAACTTACTACAATAACATCAGTGGGCGGCAACTGCATATGTGTGCCTTTACTCAGCCGCATTTTAGCTTTGGTTGCGTTCATCTTGGTCTTTAAATCCTCCAAGAACGCCGCATAATTTATCTGTTGCTCACCACACCACGCTTTAAGAGGTTTCGGTATAAGGTAGGCTCTCTTTATATCTGTCTCATATCTAGCTACTAGCTTACCTCTAGGCAACGCTTCCGGCACAACAAGGGAATCTAGGCCATTGTTGTTCTGCTTACGTAGATCGTCTGTGCTTTTAATCCACAATACGTTACTCCAGTGTTCGTGGATGTAGTCGTTCAAAACCTCTTCTACAGATGCGTTCATATCCGACACGTAGTGCTTGTTCTGTTTCAACAGGGAGATAGCCCACTTAAATACCTTGCCTACATCGTAGTCAATAAGCCCCGCACGTTTCGCTAGCATAAGCCCTGCTATAGTATTAGTGGTAAATGCAGACCAAAATCTATTCTCAGAGGTAAGCCCTGCCCCAGTGTCAACTTTAACTCTAACATCCTCGATCAGTTTCTTAACCGCGTCTAAATTAGTTATGACGTATTGTACGTATTCTTTACCGGCCGTACCGTAGTAGTTATTAAGCGCGGTACTGAAGTTATCTTGCTGTTCTTTATCTTCAGCCTCATTAAACAACCGATCTACTTTGACCTCTAATATGCGCTGTGCTTCCGCTTTCGGCATTGCCTTCGCCATACTTATACGCTCAATAATACTTGTGTTACCTGTAGTCACTGACAGCAACTTCCACGCATCCCCACGGTATCGCTCGGCATTACCACCGCTAGTCATACGCCCCCGTTGTCTACCGCCTGTAAGCTGGTACGCAAGGTTACTCAGTTCGTTAGGACTACTGTTAGTGAGTTCGTCCATGTAGAGAGGTAGATTGTGGTAGATTTCTCCCCTGTGCATCTTAATATTAAACGTGTCGTGCTGGTTCAATACTAGGTCTTCTGGCCTTCCCCACACCGAAACCCCTGCCGACATAGCCGTAGTCTTACCTACACCTGATTCCTTACTATGTATATGTAACGCGGCACAGTTTACTGGCGACAGATTCATAAGGATAGAACCAAACGAAGAGCCAACTACAAATTGATGCAGTTCAAACCCGTCTCGGTTATAGAAGTTTACCGTATCTTTCCATTCTTCTAATGTACCTTTAGGCTCAAAGGAAGGGAACAGACCTATAGTCTGATTAGACGGGGGATTAAACTCTACCCGATCCCCAAATATCTCCTGATTACCTAGTATGAACGATTTACATTCATCGCTAGTCCAACCAAATTGCTTGTGTGCTTCATCTGCCATACTATTTGCCTGTAATTCGTTAACCCATGTTGTTGTGTAGTGCATAATCTCATCCATTTTACTAACAGCGACACCATACATAGACATCTGTTTGCGAAACTCTTCCTTAGAGTTCACGGCGGTTAAAGGTATTGTAAACTCCCGTACGCCGTCTTTTGGTAAATGCAACCGCATAACTATGGCTTCACCTAACTCCCCATCCCACAAACGACGAACAACATACAGGTCGTTATGATATATAGCCTTCTCGGTAACTTCCCCGTCAGGGAGGGTCACCCTTGTGTATATACCTCCGTTTGCACCTCTGAAGTACGGTGCTGGATAAGCAGGTATAGTGTATGTATTTATAGGAGCATTGGGGAGGTCTATAGACGGCGCTTCCACAATGTTATCTTCTTCAGTAGCTTCTCGTATCCTACTGCCTAGGCTTATAGGAGACTTTACCTTCCCTCGGTGAGGACACTCGGTGCATACGTCAGGGTTAAACTCATCAAACGTATCGCATAAGTACGGACCCTTTATAAGGTCCATCTTCTTTCTCGTATCTTCTATACTGTACTCAGGATGGTTTCTAGATAGCACGTGCGCGGCTTTCTGCCCATCTTCGCAGAATTTAGCTATTGATAACCCTGCTCTCCACAATGGCTCACTTATTTCTTCCTGATTAACGAGTATGTTTCTTATCTGTTCGCACCCATTACCAGCTTTTATTTTATCAACTATATCTTTAAATGTGTTCTTCTTGTTACCAAGTAACGCTTCCATAACAGCGTTGCTACCAGCCGGTATGTGCCTAGTAGGAACTGGGATTAAAGTAGTACCCATGTACTCTTTAAATACGTCTATGTGCATAGGCTTAGACATATCTGTGCCAAAGAACCCTACTGGAGTTGGAGGGTCTGTCTTATAGTTATGGGTTGTAGGTATACGAAGAACCCTAGCGGCATCTGCTGTGACGGCAGGGTCTGCTAGTAGTTTATGTTCTACACAGAGTTGTTTAAGCCTCTCTGCTATTGGTAGCCATTCTTCTATGCTAACAGGTTCTGACAAGAACCAATAAACATGAATCCCTCGGCCCGAGTTAATTAGAGTAGGTCTTGGCAAGTCTAGTTTCTTACAGAACCCTCGCAAAGCTAGCATAGCTTCATTCTGGTTCTCGTAGTCTTTGCTAGGACCACAATCTAAATCTAGAAAAAACGCTCTAAGTTGTTTTACGTTGTTTACTTTACGTGACCCATCTTCTTTAAAAGTAGCCAGCGCAAAATACGCATCAAACCCAGCTCCGTCTAGTTCCTGCGCTTTCGTCAGAACAGCGTCTATGGAAGTATAAAACTTTTGTACTCTCCGATCTTGTAACCGTAGAGATGCAAATACACAGTAAAAGCCATCTTCCCCTAACGCTCTCTGTAAGAATTTTTTTGTTTCCATTATTACTTACCTGAGAGAAATCCCCAACCACGCTAGGCGCAGTTGGGGTTATGTTAAAAGATTTAATCGTCCCAATCATCCACGATAGCGTCGATCTCAGGGTCTTTAGCCTTTACGGAAGCGGATTTCTTAGCCACCTTCTTAGGCTCAACTATCTCTTCTGTAACTTCTTCTTCAGATACTTCTGGCTCCGTTACACTCTGAAACGGATTACCACCAAGGTCAGCCTCAAAGCCTTCAGTAGCTTCAAACGGAGACGACATCTGCATAGGTACATAGTTAGTAACCTGTACAGCGTTCATACGTAGGGATACTCCAGTACCAACGCCTTTAGCATGGTAAGGTACGCATACCCCTGCAATATTTATAGTGCTACCTGTAGTAAGTAAGAAATCATCAGGTAGTTTAGCGTTGGAAGCATCGTATTGTGTTGGCTTCCTAGTAGCATCTTTACCGTACGCTCCCTTTAAAGAACTCTTAAATTTGTATGTTCCTTCTTCTTCCTTGGTAAAAGGGTTATCAAACTTCTCAGGCCAATCGTCCCCAGCCCTTTCTGCGTAAGCTGTTTTCATCTGACTAAACAACTTTTTAGCCTGTTCGCTATTCATACGAAAACTTACTTCGTATTTAGCTCCATCATCAAACACATCACAGGGTACAGAACGCTTCTCCTTGCTATCAAACCTGTATGTCTTATCTAAACGAGGGTATAGTGCCTCTACTTGACTAATCATAAATGGTATTGTTTTAGGCTTATCAGCCATATTACTTCTCCTAATATTGAAACCCATCTGAAATCTCAAACGGGGATTGTGTGCTACCCTCAAATGGTGTGTAGTCCAGTGTAATCGCCTGTGCCGTGTCAGCATGGGTAATCATACTTGAAGCTACATTAAATTCTTCATCCCGTAGAGGGCGAATTGGTTTGAAGAATAACTTCGGTGTGTTGCTGTTCTCGTCAAAATATATCTCAGTAAGAACAGATATTACTGGAGTATCTCTAGTAGATAAAAACTCCGCGTATGCTTTCATAGGCATATGCCCTTCTCTTGCCTGTCCAAATATAGATGTAGCAGGTAACCTCATTTGGTATACTTCGTGTAATCTATCCACAGGTAGGACCGCTATTTGCTGTGCAAACCTGCAAGCCCTGCTGCTTCTATAACCTGACCCACGTATGTTATGTGGGCAATCCATACACCTAGCCGCTTGACGTTGTTCTTGTGGGACATCAAAAGATGGAGTTTGAGTATCTGAGGACCAACAAGTAGGCAACATTAATTTGTCTGGGTCGTACTCACCTTCGTAATAAGACCTTGAAACAAATGCGGCATTTACTATAACAGCTTCGTATTTATTAGAATTTACTAATATATTTCCTTGATCGGAATACTCGGTAAACATTTTATCACGTATACTTATACGTCTCATAAATCTTCGTCTACTTCGTTAGCTATTTCGGTATCTTTACCACTACCCGCAGATAAAGCGGCGGTAACATCATCTATACAAAAACGATATGTATTGACTACACGGATGTAGGTATCTTCTGGTATGTGCTTATTTCTAACCCATCCACGTATAGTAGATATTGATACTTGTAAATGGTTAGCTAGTTTTTCGATAGTTACGTAAGGTCCACTCATTATTTTTTCCTAACTGATATCATGTATTCACTGTCTACATTTAACCCTGCTGGTACGCACTCGGGGTTTTCTTCTAAAAATTGTTTCACGTTACCTTGATTTAATCTCTTCTCGAAGAACTCAGGTACACCATGCTCCTCTACGAAGCTGTACATAGATTCCCAATCACTAGTCCAGTAACGTGTCTTAACGGTCCTGTAGAAAAGACCTTCTGAAGTTCTTACGCTTTCGACTTCATGTTCTTTACAATGATCTAATAACGCTCTCTTTATAATATCTTGCTGTTCTTGCAAGCCACCGTCTTCTTCCTTAAATTTTGCGGATATTTCGCTCCGCTTTGCTTTTATTTTAAGGTAGACTTTAGTTAGTTTATCTAGTTCTCCGCTCATTTTACATCTCCAAATCTTTGTAGAGTATGCAATTTAGTGGTAGATAATACTCTAGTCAAGTAATTTGTTGTATAAATCTATAATTTGCGAGTGAACGTCTATTTTACTATCTAATAACCGGTAAACGTGTTTCTCTACGAGGGAACCTTGTAGCTGTACGACGGTACATTTGTGTGTTTGCCCTGCACGGTGTACACGTGCGTTAGCTTGAGCATAGGTTTCTAGAGAACTCGTTGGTCCCCACCAGACCACAGTATTTGCGGCAGTAAGGGTTACACCATGAGCGGCGGCGGCTGGTTGAATTATAAGTACGCGAGGATTATCCTGTTCTTGGAACGCTTTAAATATTTCTGTGCGCCTACCAACTTTGACATCACCTTGTATAACAGCATTGGTTATACCATCAGCGGTAAGTTTCCCTGCCAGTATGCTTATAGCGTGTTTAAAAGGTACAAACACAAGCACCTTCTGGCTAGATTCATCTATAACTTCACGTAAAACCCTGTACCTGTGTTTTATATCAAACTCTAGTGTATCACCCTTATCGGTATAAATTGCGCCACAAGCTATTTGTAGTAACTTGTTCATGTTAACCGCCGCATTTACTGCGGTTATCTCCTCTCCAGCGGCTTGAACTACCATACGGTTCCGTAGCTCTTTATAATACTTCTGTTGCTGGCGAGTCATCTCGACTTCACGGTTGGTGTACACCATGTCTGGAAGATCTAAACAGTCTTCTTTAGTATACCGTATAGCAGGTTGTAGTGCATTGAACACAGTATCTATAGCACTGTCCTTGGGTATCCACTTAAAGTTAGATATTTTGTACATCACCATATCTCGGAACGAGCCAAAGAAACGTGGTACACAAGTGGGATTTATTAATTTAGCTAGGCCGTAAGCATCCAAAGGACTTTGT